CAGGACGTCCTTGAGGGCCGAGCGAGCTCGCGGACGGCCGTGACGATCTACGTCTCCGGGACGCTTGACGTCAGGATCGAGGACGAGATCTACAGCGGGACGTCTGGGAGCGTCGAGCGCTGGCGCGTCTCTGGCAGCACGAACCCCGGCGAAGTCGGACGGATGTCTTCGGCGCACCGGCTCAACATGACCGTGATCGACGCCGTGCAGGTCGCACCGGAGGTGAGCCTATGAGCCAGTTGCCGCCGATGCAAAACCCCGCGAGCATCATCGACATGGCGAAGGTGCGTGACAGGCTGCAGGCCGCCTCGCTGGAGGCTCTGAATGCCTCCGTCCTGATCCTCAGCTCGGCGATGCGGACTACGCTCAGTCAGCCGGGAACGGGACGGCGCTACTTCCGCAACCCAGGCTACGGCCGCCGACGCAACGCGCGACAGCAAGGAGTGCATGTTGCCTCGGCACCGGGACGGCCGCCGGCGGTCGACACGAACCGCCTGCGCGCGTCATTCGCCGTCTCGACCGTCGGAACCCGCGGAGACGGATTCGTCGCCGTAGAGAAGGCACCGACCCGCATGGTCCTCCGCTACGGATCGAAGGTCCGCTACGCCGTGTTCCTCGAGTACGGGACGCGCAGGACGCGCAGGCGTCCCTTCGTCGCGCCGACGCTGGAGAAGTTCCGTCCGAAGCTGCCGGCGATCTTCGCCGCGGCTTTCCGCAGGCACTTTCCGAGGGTCAAGGCATGAGCGCGAAGGCGATGCTCGACGCGATCTGGACGCGCCTGGCGGCGTCCACCGTGTACACGACCGTCGGAGGCAGGATCGGCCTCGCCGAGCTTCCTGCCGACACGGCGCTGCCGCTCGTCGTCTACGACTTCGACGCGCCGCCTTCGGCGAGCAAGATGTTCGGGAACGTCGAGCGCTTCGAGGGGACGGTCGTGTTCCGCATCTACCAGAGCTCGGCGGCGGGGAACACGCTGCATACGATCTCCGCGGACATCCTGACGGCGATGAGCGGAACGATCTCCCCGACCGGGTTCGACCGCCTGACTGCGGTCCGCGTGTCCGTCGGCTCACCCTCATTCTCGGATGATGGTTGGTCGATGGAGGATAGGTACAGGGTGGTTGGCTTCAAGACGAGCTGAGGGTTCCTATGGCAATCGACCAATACATCGTTGGCAACGACGGAAACGTCTCCTTCTCGATCGGCGGCACGAATCAGCCGTTCATGAAGGTCTCGAGCTTCACCGCGAACCTGTCGCGGCCCGTCTCGGTCATCACCGGGTTCGGCGACACCGGCGGCCGCCGCAGGCTGGGAATGCTCGACTTCACCGGCACCTTGCAGGGTGCGGCAGGCGTCGGCGTCACCAGCGTTTCGACGTCGACCTCCCATATCTACGTCTCGACGTTCGCGAATCCCGCGACGAACACGACGAACTCGCTCGCCGACGTGACGCTCACGCTCTTCGATGACCCGGGCAGCACAAACGAGGCGAAGATCGTCGCCAAGTGCGTCCTCTACAACTTCTCGTTCAACGCGGCGAAGGCCGGCGACACGACGCTTTCCTGCAACGTCGAGAACGCGGACGGCGTCGCTCCGGTCGTCACCTGGATGACCTGATGAGCGAGTTCCAGAAGGCGCTGTCGATCGTCCTTCCGAACGGCGACGACTGGCTCGTCACGATCGTGACCCGCTCCCGCAGGTTCATCAACCGGCGAATCTCGCCTGGCGCGATGAGCGAGCAGGAGGCCTCCGACCTCGCCGTGCGCCTGAGCGGCCTGCAGCGATCCGAGATATCCGATCTCTCCGTCCGCAGGGTAGGATCGGCGAAGCTGGAGCTGCCGGCGTCTGCCGACCCGCTCTCGGCGCTCATCAGGAGGATCGGAGCATGAACATGGCCGCGAACTTCACCGTCACCGCCGGAGGACGCACCTTCGAGCTGAGGCCGCTCACGGTGCGCGAGCGGATGCGCCTCTCGAACATGCACGTCGAGCGGGAGCGCGCGAAGGCGATCGACACGGCGCGCGCGATGGACGCGAAGGGCCGCGAGGCCGCGGAGTTCGTCGCGGCGCGCGTGGACGAGGCCGAGCGGATGAGCTCGTTCGTCATGTCGGTCTTCACGATCGAGGGTGCGATGGCTGTGCTGCTGATGGCTGCGCGGTCGCACGCGGAGGCCGAGGAGATCGGAGCGCTCGTCGAGCCTGCCGAGATCGGACGCATAGCCGCGCTCTGCCTCAACGTGCGCGTCGCTTCTGCCGATGGTACGGAGGACGGCTCGGGAAACTGAGCGCGCCTCCGCACCCCGAGCGGAGGCGGGACCTGATCTCGGAGGCTCACTTGATCGCGCGCGCCGCTCCCGGACTCGGGAACCCACTTGACCTGACCTGCGAGGAGTTCGACAGGCATCTCGAGCTGTCGATGAAAGGCGGCCAGCTGTGATCGCAGGCGACCTCGAGATCAGGATCGCAGCGGTCTACGACCAGCTGAACCGCGACCTCGCCGCGGCGACGGCCGCGAGCGCGAAGGCGGGTCAGTCATCCGGCGCGCAGTTCGGCCAGCAGTTCGGGACGGCGTCGTCGACGTACATGTCGCAGGCGGCCGACTCGATCAAGATGAAGTTTCAGAAGGCGCTGCAGGGTGCGAACCTCGCGCAGACCTTCGCGAACAGCCTCGAGGCTGGCATCAGGTCCGGATCGGCTTCGGAGGCGGCGACCGCGGCGATCAGGTCGATCCCGATCGTCGGTGGACTGATGGACGCCGTCGCAGAGGCGATCGTAGAGGGAATCACAGGAGCAAAGGCTGCGGCCGCTGCGGAAGCGTTGCGAAGCGAGCAGGAGCGGAAGGCTACGGAGTTCCGCAACAGGCTGACGAGGCTCGAGGTCGAGCGTATCCAGACGGTCCAGCAGGCCGAGGTGGAGGCTGCGATGGACGTCGACAAGCGTCGCGGCCTGGTCGAGAAGGCGCGGCTCGACATCTTCAACGCGCGCGCGCAGACGAACGAGAGGCTCGCGCAGAACGTCGACAAGCAGGAGCGCGACCGCATCCAGGAGATCCAGCGGATCCGCGAGCAGGCGATCAAGGACCGCCTGCAGAGGGAACTCAAGGCTCTCGACGAGGCAGACGCGAAGGCGAAGCAGGTCGAGGACGAGCGAAAGGCCCGCGAGGCGAAGGAGCTGCAGGACAAGAAGGACCGCGAGATGGCGCGGATCGACGAGGAGGCGAAGCGCAGGATCGAGGTCCTCCGCGAACAGCAGGTCGCAGTGCAGAGCTCCGTGTCGACCATCCAGACCGCGCACGGCTCGTTCCGATTCTCGAGCTACACCGAGCAGGAGAAGAAGCAGGTCGACAAGAGCATCCTCGAGGAGATCAAGACGATCAGCGCGACGGCCGCGAGGATGCGTGACGCCGTGCAGGCCGGCGGAGGGTTCAACTGATGGGACAGATCGTCGTCGAGGCGCTCGACACTCGCTCGCTCTCGAGCAGCAGCGGAGGGCTCACCGGGAGCAGGACGTTCCACGTCTACTCGGACAACCCGGCGGTTCCGATCACGGAGCCTGCGTCGATCAAGCTCGGCGACGGGACGCTTCCGCGGTACGGCGACCTGTTCCCAGGCGAGGTCGACCTCTACGCGACGACGTTCCAGATCGAGTCGGTGCCTGACTCCGGGTACGTCTGGCGCGTCAGGTGGAACTACTCGAACGGAGGCGGCGGCGAGGTTCCCGAGGAGCCGATCGTCGTGCAGCCGGTCGTGCCTGGCTACGTCACGTTCTCGATGGAGTACGGCGGCCAGTGGCGGGACGCATGGCGGTCCGGTCCTGGTCTCACGTTGTGGAGGTCGAACTACGCGAACCAGGACATCGGAGGCACAAAGGTCGACGCGGGAGGAGAGCCGACGAGCGTCTGGACTCCGCAGCACACGCTCGTCGTCGAGGAGACGGTGACGGCGGCTTCCATGTCGTCTAGGTCGATCACGATCAGGGACAAGGTCGGAAAGAGGAACGAGCGCGCTTTCTACGGTGCTTCGATCGGGACTCTCCTGTACGAAGGCGCGAGCGCTCGCCGAGTCAGCCTCCTGGCCTACTCGATCACGCATCGCTTCCGCTACGACGAGTGGCTCCATGCCGCGCAGCAGCCACGCATGAACTCTCAGCGCCAGCCGGACGTCGACCTGATCGGAGGCCAGCTGCATGCAAGCAACGTCCGCTGGGTGCAGCCGTATCCAAGGGAAATATCGTTCAACACCCTCTCGGAGAACTTCTGATGGCAGACGAGATCACAGTCAACGTAAAGCTCGCCGTCAACAAGGGGAGCCTCGTCCAGCGCTTCGAGTCGGGCTCGCTCACGTTCGACATGACGGGCTCGGTCGCCGCAGGCGGCGTCTCGTCGATCCCGACGACTGCGGCGGGAACGGCGCTCGGCGTCGGCAGCGTGTCGACTGCGGGATGGGCATACCTCCGCAACACCGACGACACGAACTTCGTCGAGGTGGGAGTGCAGGTCGCGGGAACCTTCTATCCTGCGATCAAACTGAAGGCAGGCGAGGCCGGCGTCGTCAGGCTCGGCACCAACTCTCCGTACGCGCGCGCGAACACGCTTGCCGTTAACCTGCAATACTTCATCTTCCAGGACTGAGATGCCTTTCCCGAAGTTCACAAGCGGACGCTCCGGCCGGCTGACGTTCGACACGCTGAACGAGCTGTTCTCCCGCGTCGAGGCGCTCGAGGGCAA